TCGAAACCGAGGTTCACCACATCCTCTTTGAAAGGATTGGCCGCGCCGGTTATGGGTGCGCAGTAGTTACGCGCATTTCCCGTCAAAGCCTTTACGGTTTTGATGGGCCGGAAACGACGGCGGACCAGGATTTTTTGGCCATCGGGGTTGTTTAGTTTCGCCTCAATCGCTGAAGCATCGAACAACCCGCGAGATGTGTTTGCGGGGGAGATAAGCCAACGTAGGAATCCCGTGTTGGCCGAAAGGCGCATACGTCCCTGAGCCTCCATTTCGGCGGCACGTTGCACCATGTATGCGCTGCAAAGGATTGGGTCTGGCAGGAAATCGCCATTAACCCGCGCCTTGAATGGCTGCGTTTTTTTCATCGTAAAGGTGAGTAGTAAGTGGAAGTTGCCGAATGTTCCGCGCTTTCGGTGCTGCGCAAAATGTTGGCATCTTTCCGGGCTGCCTACTCCCTAAACTGATTGGTTCCTTTGGGCTTTTATTCCTGCAAATATACGGCCAAAAACTACTGGTTTGCCGCTTTTGCCTGGTCAATCATTTTTTGAATGGCCGCGTTTCCGGTACCTGAAAGTTTGGTTGCCCCGTCACCGCCAAAATTGAAATCGAAACCACCGCCCCCATTTTGCCCGGCGTTGGACTTTTTCACGATGGGCGCGTAGATTTCGTTGATGTAGGTTTCCGGGCTGTGGTTTCCAGCGGCCCCGGTCATTTGCACATAGTTGCCTTCGCGGTCGACCACCTGCAATTTGAAGCCGTCGGTACCTTTTTCGGCGGTGAACCTGTGGCCTTTCATGGCCATCGCACCAATAACAATCGATTTTAATGCGTTTGGGTCTGAGATACTGAGTGTTTCAACCGTTTTTGCATTGAGCGCCAAACTTTCCCATGCCCTTTCCGCAAAGTATTCCGCTTGGATTTGCTCTTTGATGGTTGGGATGGATTTCTCCGTTTCCTCAAGTTTTTTCAGTGCTGCCCTCAAAGCCTTGTCCTTTTCGGCATCGCTTTTTTGGAACGATTCCAGCTTTCTTTGAAGTTCTTTTTCGGCATCGCCAGCATTTGGGTTTGAAACCTTTAGTTTTCCGTGGATAATGTCCAAAATACCCTCCAAACGCTCTTTTTGGTCAAATGTCGCAAGGTCTTCTTCCTTGATTTCTATTCCAAGGGATGCAGCACGGGCGATTTGGCGTTTTTCGGCCTCCGTGTAGGCGTGTTTCATGCCCTCAAAGTTGGCCTTTGAAGCAATTTCTTTCCCTTTACGACCTAAAATATCGGTTTCAAGGGCCGTGTTTCGAGCGGTGAACAGTTCGCCAAGTTTGGCTTCATCGGCTGCGCCAAGTGCCGCAATTTCCTCTGTTGAATACCCGAACCGGGTGAGTAGTTGCGTTGCGTTTGCCGCAACCTTTGAAGGGTCGGCGGCTGTTGGTGGGGTTTCTCCGTGCGCACGAAAGCGCATCAATTGCCAGTTAATTTGCATGATATTGTGATTGCAGTGTGTGATTGTATGCTTACTTAAATCAATTACAGGTTGGGCACTTCTTTGGCTGCCTTGCAGGGGTGTTTGCCCCGCGTGCCGCCGGCATAGAACTTGGTGCCGTTGGCGGCCCTGAAGGGCTTGAAAAGTCGCACGGGCTTTCCGGGTTTTCTATTTCGTGCATCTTGCAGTCCAGGTAGAACTTTAGGCTGCTTCCCACCTGCGTACCGTTCTTTTTGTTGAACCGCCAAACGACCAAAGCCGGGTCCTTGCCCTGTGCTATGGCCTCGACTTCTTGCAGTAGCGCGTCCTTTGCCGCCTGCATAGGGTCGGTTTGTGGCGTTTGCTCAAGTGGCAAAGATTCGACAGTTTCGACTGGTAGCCCAATCTCGTTTGTATCTTTGTTTTGCGCGGGCTTTGCGGCTTTTCCTTTTTTTGACATGGCCTATTTTTTTGAGCGTGTGGGTATTGCCTCGTGCCTGCAATTGTACCCCCCACGGTTTATGATAAAGTTGTCAGGGTTTGTTCCTGGTATCAAACCTGAGCCGTTGTTTTCGGCCCATCGGATTTCTTTCTCAAGGTCTTTGATAAGCAGCGTTTCCATCCCAACCCACCGCTCACATTGCTTTCGACTGTCCTTTACCAAACTGCCCACATATTCAAGCGCATCCAGGTTGTATTGCTTGGCCACGATCCGGTTTATGCCCCCGGTGTACTGCCCTACCGAATCCCGGCTTACCTGCTGAAAATGTGTGAGCAACCCACCCTGCCTTTTGTCCGTTGTCAGTGCGTATTCCCGGATATTTTTGTACACGTCGCTGAGCGAACCGCCCCCAAACACAGCATCGCCCAAAATCTTTTCAATGTCCTTTGAGTAGGTTGAACTTAGGCCGTTGCCAACCATGTTTTCAACCGTTGTGCTTACCGAATATTGCCGCCATCGCTTCAAAATATCGTTTGCGGGCACGGTTATACCGTTTATGGTTTTTTGCAGGCCAAGCGTGTATTTTGAGGCATCATCGAATGTTTTTACAAACTCTGAAACCTCTTTGTTTATGCCCAAATCATCCAAAACACCCTGCACATACTGTTCAAACAGGGCAAGTGTACGCTCGTTTGACAGGTTCGACAAAAATTGACCGCTACGGCTGTCCATCCGGCCTATAAATTCCAAAATCCGCTCGAATACCTTGGGCTCGTTCGCCCTTATGGCCTCAAGCAGCTTTGCCATGCTTTCGTCTATTATTTCCTCAAGCCTAAACATCAGTTCGCGTTTAGGATGCCGTCTGCAAGTGACGCTGCAATTGGTTTTGCAGCGTCAAGTTCGGGCGCTATTTTGGCTGCCAGCATTTCAAGTACCTTTTCATCGCTAAGCGGGTCATTGTTGCCCCCGCCCGTAAACCCATTGGTTTCCTTTGCGATTTGAAGCAGGTACGGCATTGCGTAGGTGGCCTTTACGATTTCGGTTTGAGGGCGCCCACGCTTTTCGGTTTCGTTAGCAATCGATAGCGGAGCGTACATAACGGCCAAATTTGCGGCACGTGCAAGCGTCGAATCGTTTGCGAACCTTTTTTTGATGTAATCAGAAAACGCCGCGTATCGGAGGATAAGCGGGGCTTTTTCGTAAAGGGTCACAAATTCGCTGAGCAGGTCGCTTTCATCCTTAATATCAAACGAAACTGGCGCAACCACCGTAATTGTGCCGCGCATGGTCTCGTTTGGTTCAAAGTATGATTGGGAAATATCCAAGACTCCTTTTATCATCACATTGAACCAATACTGTGCGATTTTGCCGATTTGGATATACATACCCTCACGGTCTTTTTCCTTTGAAACACCGCTTTGCGCAAAACTTTGCGCTTTTTGGATATTCAGGTTTTCGTCAAGTTCTGTTTTCAGCTTGTCTCGCCGCTCGGAAAGGTGCTGAATCGTTGAAATATCCGGCCCTGCAAACTCGATTGGCTTTCTGTTCGCCATCGCTTCCCGCTCTTCGGGTGTCACGCCTGGCGGGGTTGGGCGAAGGAAATAACCAAGAAGGGGGCTTGATGGGAACACATACTTTGCACCGTGACAGGTGTGGCAAGTTGACTGCGTTTGAACACCGTCCGGACCGGCCTTTAGTTCTATGCCATTTCCATTGCAGGTTACGCACGGAACCCCATCGATGAAACGGTGGGGAAAACAAGTGGCAAGGGTAACGCTTTCGGCTTGGCTTTCAATGACCGAAAGTTTGTTCATCGCTGCAAGCGCGTGACTGAAATCAGATATTTGGCGGCTTTTTGGTTGGTCTTTCTCGATTTCGATAACGGTAGTCCCACCAAGTTTTATCGCTGGCAAACGACCGATGTTGTGGGCATAAACAAGCGAAAGAACCTGTCCTTTTTCGGTCAATTTTTGCACCGCGTACACTTCATCGGTAAGCAGGTGCAATGTTTCGCCCGTGCCCAAAATAGGTGTCTTTCCGGTTGTCCAGGCAAGTAGGTCGTTTCGCTCAAATTTGATGTTTTTTGAACTTACAACCTGTGTTTGAACATCAACCCTTTGCCCCGAATTTTTAAGCCCCGCACCACTTGGAAGCAGGGCGAGGTATCCATTAGGGTCAATCACTCGCGAAGCGTATGCCACGCGCATCACCCAATCGATTAGGCCCATACCATCCCAATTGGGAGATTCGAGCCACCTGCGAAACCCATCGTTTGAAACCGAGACTGATTGGCGGCTGGTTGAAAACATCCGCCAAATCTCGTCCACGGCTTTGAGTAATGGCCCACGGGTGGGGCTTTGAAAAATCTTTAGGCGATAGTCAAGTACCAACCCTTCCTCATTGGGGAAAGCCTCTTTTATCGCGTCGGGCGGCTCCCCCTGGTAGTGCCTTTGAAGTTCATCGCGCTCAACCTTCCAACGCACGTTCACCACCTCCATTGATGGAAGTGGTGAACCGATCATATTGTCGCTATCGCGAAGGAAGTCTTTGAGTTCGTTGAAATTCATTGGGGCTTAGTTGATAAGGCCAGTGAGGTTTGGAAGGAATGGGATGAGACGTGGCTTTACAAGCCCCGACTTTTCGGTTGTGATGGTCATTTTGATGATCGCATCATCTTCGTTGGTTTCCAGGATATTGTCATCCACAAAAAACGAAACAGCGGTCATGAGGTTGCCCGCGTTCAATGCACCATCAAAGCCATACAGACGGTAGTCGCAAGTGATAAGGCCGAATTTGAAGCACTTATAGTTTTCAAGGAAGTAGGCGTACAGGTCGTGCATGGTGTAATCGTCATCGTTTCCGGTATCAATTACCTCCCAAACCTGGTTGCGCTTTACAACTTCTTCCACTGAGCAAGCCCCACGGCGGCGGGTTACGGTCGTGCTGTCAGGCTTTGAGCCTCGCACACGGCAACCGTCCATACGGACAACCATCGTGCCGTCTGCAATGTAGGCTTCCCATTCTGCCTGAAGGCTTATGTTTACGAATGATTCGTCGGAGCGGAGCGCAACCCATCCGGCAATACCAGAGGGCAAAACCATCTTCGTGCCGGTAAGTGCGGGTGGTACGGCGGGTGCCGAGGCTGCATCCGGGCAGGATGCGCAGCCCCCATCGGAGCCATTTATACGGAATCTGAAAATAGTGAATTTCATAACGAGCGAAAAGTTGAAATGTGAGTTCATTTCGCGTTTCCGCCCCGCCGGGCAAAAGAAAAGAAAGAATGTTTGGGTTTTCACCGCCCCCGGCTTATGTGCGCCCTAATGGGCTAATCAAGTGCAAAAATAATCAATTGCAACCAAAGTTCACAATTTCGCAAACAATAGAGAACTCTACCGACGTGTGGAACATTTGAACATCGTTGAGCGACTTGTTTACCGCCCCAACCGTGTCTCCCTTTGATCGGTCGATTTGGTAGTCCCCAATCGTTAGCGTGTCGTTTGACGCAAACAAGGTGCCAAGCCATTGTGCGATAAGCGGTGGAACCCCACCAAGTTCGACGCGGTACTTTTCGCGCTGTCTAGACTTTACCAATACCTCACCATCGTAAATATCCTCGCTTTCGCTGCCAAGGTATATTACATCCCCCAAAAGTCGTACCGAATCAATGAAAGTGGTTTGCGAAGCCCCAAATTCCAGGTCATACCTACGGCCCCAACAATCTTTTTTCTTCCAGGTGCCGGAAATCAACACCGTGTTATCTTCACAAAGCCCACACGCCCCAATGTCGGCACGGTAGTACGGCCCGGCTGTGATTATCTGGTCAACAACAGGAAGGCCAATGTCTGGGTTGAAAACGAATTGCTCTACCTGAAGGTAAAAGCAGCAAAGTTCCGTGGGGAAAAGACTGAGGTCGAAGTTTATCCACTGGAAAGAACCGCCATCCGCATCCCATGCAACGCCCCAATCACTTGCGAACTGGTCTACAAAAACCATATCGGCAACCCCGTTGCATTCACAGTCGAGAATCCTTGCGGACATATACCACTCCCCATCCGGCGTTGTGCTTTCAAGCCAACCAAATTCCGGTTGCATAGGGTCGGTGTTCACGCTGTCATCGAACTGGAATTGGAACTGTAACGAATCGCTCGTAAGTACGGGAAGTTTGAACGGCGGTTGTCCTTCGCACTTGGTGCAGTTCCAGTTTGTTTCACCAAACAGGATGAACGGCGGCTTTGGGTCGGCACATACGCGCCACATCGGTAGCCGCCGGCGAACCGCATAGGTTTTGAAATCCAGTATCACCGGGCTTTCATCGCCATACCCAAACGGGTGTTGATAGGTTTTTACTGGCATGGCCTTAAAAATCAAAATCCACGGCCATCCAATCCGCCTGAACAATAGTCCCGGAAATCGAACCCGCTGAGGTTGGAAGTGTGAACTGTTTGCGCACCATAAAACGCACATCGTGCCCCGTTGCGGTCATGGTACCGTCTATCTCGTAAACCACCTCAATCACCTTGATGGGGCTTTTTTTGTGGTCTATGATAACTTCGCAAATATCCGGGTCGGTCGATGGGTTGCCAGAACCGCCCGCCGTAACCCCTGCAAAGTTTTGGGTCACGAAATTGTTTATCCTGAAATTGTACACCGTGCTTGCCCCTGTGAGCAAAGCCTCAAACGCGGCCCGCCATGCCGTGAAATCCGCTGTGACGGTTGTCATATTGGAGCCGTCGCGCACCATGTCAACATCGGCAGCCGTGGCAAGAAATGGAATGCCGTTTGGGTAAATCGGGCGGGCAAGTGCAACCAACCAATGGCGCTGCGATTGGTTTAGCCCTGCCAAATCAAGCAATATGCCCGCATCGTCTATCGTGCTTCCCATCACAACGTTATCTGAAAACTCAGCATCATAGGCATCTATTTGCGGATTTGTAGATGCTGGAAGAAGTCCAAGGAAAGCCCCACGGCGTTGCTTTATTGCCCCGTTCACCGTGTCGCCCGCCGTATTCGTTTCCGAATATGTTTCGGGTATGCAGTAGGCATCCAATCCACCACCTGCCAGGGCGTTCGATTTTTCCACAAGGGCAATGATTTGTCTTTGCCCGCAAAAACGCTCCGTGCCGGGAAGTATCGGTGTGGTTTCGTCCGTTCTGAAAAGCGACATTTCGAGCGTGAATGCCGGAGGCGTAGGTTGCCCAGCCTCGTTTTCCCAACGCCTCGCAACTATATTTTGACGGTATTGGCACTTTAGTAGGTAAAACTCACCATTTGGCGCATAGCTTTCAACGCCAATCTCCCATTGTATCGAGGCGTAGTAATCGCCAACCGATTGGTCGGCATAAGGCAGCCACTGTTCATCGATGAAGCCCGTGAACGCTCCACCAAGCACGGTTGAGGTATCTACCAAATCCTGCCCACGTAGCAGCCCCGAACTTCTTACCCATAAAAAAGGCTGTGTGCCGCTTTCGGGCGTGAAATTGTCGGGGCTTTCTGTTCCGGGGCTTACCACATCGCCACGGATGTATTGAACACTGGAAAAATCGCCCGTCAATCCGTAGTAAGCGAACGCGGGGGCGAGGCTGGTTTTGTCAACCGAAATCCGGGCACGGTATGCGCTGTGGTATGCAGCCAATCCGGGCCGCAAAACACTTTCCTCGAAATAGTCTGCAAAGAAAATGTCTGCCTTTGGGTAAAGGTTCGGATGGTCGTTTGCAGTTAGTTCGTGCGAAATCCCACAGTAGATTTCATTTACCGCAGTGCCATACATTATCGCAATCGCACGGTATGTTCCACCAAATTGGAGGGATGAACCAGGTACGCGAAAACTCACCTCGTAATCCGCTCCGTTCGTGAACGACGCGGGCGCATAGATTGCCCCTGAAATCTGGTCCTGCGTGGTGTCAGATGCTGGAATAATTGCAATGCTTGCATCGTAATCGATTAAGAACTGAGCTGAATTGGTGATTTTATCAGTCCTAAGCAAAAAGACCCGCACGGTTGTTGCAGTGAACAATCCTGAATCTAAATTGAAATTGAAGCGAAAAATGTTGTCTTCAAAGCTGGACAGACTGGAAGCCGTGACTGTGAAATTGTCATCGTATCTCGCTTGGTGTGGTAGTGCCGTGTCCTTATGGGTTTTTGCTGCCAAAATATCCCCATTCAGGTTTTTGACATCAAATTCATCAAGGTATAGTTCGTAGGCCGTATTCCCACGGTTACGCCCTGGCCACTTCATTTGAAGTGTGGTGTAATACTCTTTATTGGTTGCCGTGGTGCCACGGGTAACGGTGATGTATGGGGCGGACGGCGGGACGGTGATAGGGCCGTCTGAAACCAGTGTGACAATAGAAACACCCGTAACGCCCAATTCAAACTGCCCGCCAGGCTCAAGTTCCATGTGGTTGCCAAGGTTTCGGCTGGCAAGCAGGCGGTTTAGGTTATTGATTGAATATGGGGCAAAGTTCGGGTCCTCACTCGTGCAATAGAACCGAAAAACAATCGAGATTTGGGTGGAACTAAGTACCTGGAGCGTTGCACTGAAATTTTGGTTTGTCTCCGCAATCGTTCCGTTTGAACTAAAAAACTCCATCGGTTGGGCCGCTGCGATTGCAAGCCCTGTTTTCAACCTAAACCCGTTTTGGGAAAAAGCGGGCGGTGCCGAGCCTTCCTGCGTGTAGAATTTCCACCGGAAAGAAAACATCCTGTCAAACACGGTTTCCGGTTTCAAATCTGCACCCGTGCCGCTGGCAGTTACCGTAAACGGTATTTCGATGTACGCACCCAATGTGCCCCATACCGACGTGCCAGATGAAAGCAGCGCATTGCCATCTTCATCGATGTTGCGGCGGTTTAGTACAATCGAATTGTAGCGGTACGGCATTATATCTTTCCGGTTATGGTTGCGGTCATTTGACCAAGGTTTAATGTGATTTGCTCAATCTTGCCCCGGCGCTCAACCCCTTGCACTTGAGCCTCTACAAACATTGCTTCCCGTGCGGTTTGCAGGTGTTCGCAGCTTATGCAAATCTCCATCGTGAAATTCCGGATCCTCACATCGTTTCCCCTAGGGTCATCTGTTTTTTGGAATGATGTTTCGTAAAGCGTTTGGGTAACGGATGGGTGGTTTTCGCGTAGCCACATCCCAACGTTGTAATCCCACAAATCGCCAACCTTGAAGCGTGCTACGCGGGCATTGTCTTGGCTTGAAAGCCCGTCCCAAAGTAGCAGTTTCGGTTGCGAAGATACGGCCTTTGACAGTATAAGGACGTTTTTCCATTGCTCCAAATTTGGGAAAACGAATTGGTAAAAATCCTTGTCAATCGGCAAGGTGCTGTCACCCTGGTTATCTGACCGGAACAATGCCGCCGAATAGGGTAGCGTTCGCTGCAATGCACCGCGCTGGACATCGTTTGGTGGGCTGTTCCAGTCAATGACCGCTCCCCAATCGCTCCGTACCTCGTTGCTTGCATTGTCGGCAGCGTCTTGGCTGTATTCATACACACCATAAGCCTTTACGGTTTCGTCTGTGGTTCCAAGGCAAAACGATTTTATCACAGTGCCGTCTCCCTGTTTTACCCATACAAGCCCCTCAACCTCGCCTTTTGGTTCGATATTCAACACCGTGCCGTCAATCCACCAATCCCAATTGAGGTTATTGCGCATTTCATCCAACAACTGCCCTCCATTGAGGTTTGGGGCGTTGTCTCGGTAGGATTGTTCGATTTGCCCAACACTTGCCCCCCGCGGCGTGGCGTATTGCGTAGCGTCGAGCCTCATTAGGTTATGGTACACGCCTCCGGGGGCAAGCATGCTGCTTTGTAGCGAAAGCCCGCAAATGTCGCACACGTTTTGAACGTAGGAATGTATGAACGGGGCTTTGTGCTTTGCCCCGCACCCTACCACAAAATCGTTTAGGAGCCTCAGCAGGTTCGTGAACTCCGCAAACGGCCCGGTGTCATCGTTCCCATCAAAATCAATCAGTGGGATATTGGGCAGTAAAGGGATTGTGTTTACCGCTGTGATTATCAGGTTTATAACCCCAACGATTGCCGCAATGATGAAAACCAGGGGGCCAAAAACCGTCTGGGTTATCAAAAAAAACAGCATCATAAACTCTTGCAATGCCCGTGGTCGAACCTCTAGGCAGTAGGTTAGATACCTGCTTTGCCGGGCAGTGTCTTCGCCGGCAGAAACCGTGGAAGTGCCAAACTTTTCTTTTCGCGCCCAAATGATCGTGTTTTTCACACACGCCATTTTTTCGGCCATTTCGGAGCCGTCAATCAGCTGGGCCTTTGCGCTGCATGGGTTGCCGTCCGTGTTTATTTCGCACCATTCAACACTTTGGCCCTCTACATATCCGTAGAACGGAACGTCCGGGCATTCGTCGGCATAGATTGTGATTGGAACCTTTACCAGGTGGGGCGTTGAAGATGCTATGATCTGGGTTTTTATGATGGTGTAAGCATCACCGTAGAATGTCAGTTCGCCACTAAACGAGAACGCCGCAATGCCCGTGCCGTCTTCTCGGCGCAGGGTGATTGTCAATGCTTCCAACCCGGCAATCTGTTTGTCGGTATCAGAAAAAGACGTTCCGTTTAAAATAACTTTTGGCATTCTAAAATCTGTCTTAGTTTTGTGGCGCGGTGTGTAGCAGTTGGTAGCTAGCTAGGCTCATGATCTAGAGGTCGCAGGTTCAAGTCCTGTCACCGCAACAAAGAGAAATCCCTCACTCATTCAGAGTTTGGGATTTCTTCTTTTAGGGGGTTTTGAACCGACGGCAAAAGTGGCTGCAATGGCGTTCCAAACGTCAAAGTCTGGATATAAAAACAGCCCCGAAACAAAACCCGTAGCCTTTCTTTCCATGTTAGCTTCCAACATGAAACCACAAGCCCATCCTTTCCCATAAATACGGGTAACGGACGGTATTGCGGTTGGTCTTTTGCCAGGGTCACATTGAAGCCTGGAAATTCAACTGGCTTCATGATGCGGTGTTGTTTTCGCTGTCTGGAAATTCTTTGTACCATTTTGCAAAATCGCTTTCGTCGTACTTTTTTGCGGCCTCAAATGCGATTTGATTGACCGTTTCACGGATTGCAGAAATATTGCTGCCTATTTCGGTTCGTGCCGTTCCAATCGAATCGCCGCCCATATCAAAGCCAACGTTGGGCCATACGCTTGTGATCCTGAAATCGATTTCGGAATGGTGGAGCCTTTCAAGCACCTCCCCGATTTGTGTGATTGCAAACTTTACCATATTTGTGTGTGATTTGTGACTAAGGATGCGCTGGCATGAATGCCACCGGATTGCGCTGTTTGAAGCAACGCGGTAGACAGGTGCGCAGGTCTTCGCAAAGGTTGTCTACCTGAAGGTGCAGGGCTTCATCGCCCAATTGTTCCCACTCAATCAGCTTTTCATCTACCCAATCCTTTTTCAATGACCATGCGTTCAGCCGTGTGCTTGCCTTCCATTCTTGCAGGAACGCAACGCCCGAAAAATACAGCATGGCATCTTCCAACTGTTCGCCGTACTGGCAGAAAATAGAATCGCTGCAAGGTGTTTCGATGGAAACCTTTACACCGGGGGACTTCCAGCCGGAAATTACACCTCCCTCGATTGCGTTCACCTGGAATGCGCTGCGAAGTACGGTGCTGGAATGCGAAAAGGGCTGTTCGCCACAACACGCAGTGCCCGTGGTGCAGTCTCCATAGTAGCCCTGCATTTGGCTACCGTTGATAACCACCTTTATTTTCTCTTGGTAGAAATCCTGGTTTACCGGCACTTGATATTCCGTATCCGCTGGCAGGTTGGCTACCGTTGCGCTCCAAAGGACAACATTGCCCTCCGTTTTGATTTCAATATCAATTCCAGTGGTGTTGTTTGGGCTTTTTAGCGCAACCCAATTCACCCGGATAGGCAATGACTGAGGTTGAAGGAATCGGTTTTTCTGAATAAAGATGCCACCTTCGCCCGGGACCAAGCCGCTTTGTGCCTGTGTGCCAAACACACAAAACTCCCCTTCGTCAACCTTTGTAAGCAGGTTCATGCCACGGGCCGAAAGCAGGGCTTTGAGTTTGGTTAGCGTACGGCGTACCCCGATTGGAATGAGGCTTTCGGCTGCGCTCCGTGCGGATAGCCACTTTTCCGCTGGCATGGCACTGGCAATGCTGGCAATGCTAAGGCCTGGCAGCTCGGTTATCAGTCGGCTTGCAGTGCTTTCGCCTTCGCACGGCTCGATACCTATGCGGTCGATCAAACATTGTGGTACGCTCATTTTCCAAAGATGTGGGGCAGGTCGGACGGCGAAAGCAGGACCATAGAAATGTCGCCATGCTTGTCGGGTTCGCTGCCAGTTAAAATCCTGAAACCGTGGACTTTTGCCCGCTCAAATAGGGTAGTGTGCCCCATCGGTTCTGGAAAGTCTTTCTTGCTGTCAATTACGATGCAATCAACATCGCCCCAAAGGACCAAAACCGTGTGGTAAACATTTGCCTCGTTTGATGCAATGTCAACCAATACGGGAATGTACTTTCCGGCCTCTGTGCAAATATTGAAGTCTTCGCAGTAGTGGATTTGGATTTCGGGCGGGGTGATTGCGTGGGGGTAAATTGTCCTTACCTTGATTCTTTCAAATACGGGGGCAATCTGCGAATATTTGATAAGTATCTCAACTTCCCGGTTGTGCCCGGTGCTTTCCCCAACGTTCGTAAAAAACAAAAACCCGTGGTCATCAAATAGGTTTGCCAGGGCGTAAAGTGCGCACCTGGCATCGCTCGAATCGGTTGGCTGTTTGTATTTGATTGGTAGCAGGTTCATCCCAGGGCGTATGCTTTTGTGGTTTTGAATTTGATGTAATCCTTTGTCTCGATTTGAACCAAATCTCCGGCTTCATCGAAAACCTGCCCTACAAATGTGAAAGCCTCGTTTACGCCATCCAAAACAAAGCTGATTGGTTGGCCATTGGTTTGCCCATCGGTTATGGTCAATTTTTGACCGTTAAACCCAACCTCAAGGGTATAGTCCCCCGTTGAAGTCGCGAGCGTCGGCAATAACAAAACGCCGCAAGGCTCAAAACATCCTGCGTTGTATGCAGGTTCGCATAGGTTGTCACAACAAGCCATTAGCAATCACAGTTTTGTGAACAGTCAACGATATATGTCAATTCAAAGTCGATACTGGCAAGGTAGTGGGCGCCATCCCATCCGGTGGTCCCGTCTTTTTCTTCATCCGCAACCTCGCTCTTTGCGATTGCGGCAAAATCCAGGTTGTAAGATTTTGGGGAAGCGGTTGCACCTGTGAGGGAAGGTGTGATGGTTTTTGATTTGAATGCCCTAAGCCCCGGTAAAAAGTGTTCGACAAGCTGCATAGGGTCAAGGCATTCTGACTGCATTACCAATTTGCATTTTGCGGTGATTCGGTTATCGTTTGAACACGAACCACGGCCAATCACCTTGCTTTCCTCAATGTCGCCTTTTAGGCGAATGTAGAAAAACTCCCCTTTTCTGTCATCAATCGATACGCGCGGGAAATCTCCCCCGGCCCTTCCATCATGCACCAAAATGAACTTGTTTCCGCTTGTAGGTACAGCGATACCAACCCCTTCAAATGTCGGGCATTGGGCGACAAGTGCCGCGATAAAGCTGTCTGATACCTTGCGAAATCCGTTCATTTTTTAAACTGTCTTTTGGTAACCGCCGCACTTACGAACATCAAACCAACAGAAACGCCGATTCCAACGTAAAACCACTGTGGATACTCAGCATTTAGGATTCCGGTTGGCGTTCCGTCGGGTGAATGATTGATAAAGCCAAACGCCATAGCTTCTTTCAAAACCATCGAAAGAAAAGCAATACCGATGGACCAGATAATAACCGTGCCTGCCAGGTAGATGTACTTCATTTTAGGATTCGTTTTGACTTTGCTCTGTTTCACCGCCCTCTTTGAGTTTTTGCGGCTTCAATTCATCGTCAAAGGTAACGTGCAAATGTGTAACACCTTCGTCCTTTTTAAACTCAGGGTCAAATGTGATAAGCACCTCTTTGATTGCCCTGAAGTCTGCCGGGTGTATTTCCTCAAATACCGTCACCTTGGTTACTTTCATTTTGCCGTCCGCACTCACAGTTCCCTCCCTTACGGTCCTTGTGAACGTTTCCGGCTCCAACTTCCTTTCAAGTGCGCTCAGTGCCCGATACCTTAGCCGTTCGCGGTCGAGCATCGTGCGGCTTTCCTGCGCTTCCTCAAACATCGCTTGTAGCTCCTTATGCTTTACCCGCCATGCGCAGAACGTTTTGTGAGTAATTCCACTTGCCTTGCATGCATCAACTACCAATGCCCCATCCACAAACGCATCGCATATCTGCCGTGCTACTTTGTCGCGATGTTCCTTGCTTATGAATAGGTTGGTTTTACGGGGCTTTTTTTGCTTACTTTCTTCACCATTGACCATTTTGTGTGATTGTGTGATTGCAAAGCCTAAACAAACCTGTGCGGCCTGCTTTTAGGCGCTGCTATTCGTGTTCGTGTGATTTGCTGCTTTGTGTTGGCCGCGATGGATTTCAGTATTTCGGTTTGGGTTTCGCTTTCTTGCTCCAACTTTCCCAGCTTGGCCTGGAAATAGAAGTTGTTTGCCCCCGCTCCACTACCAACACCAAATACCATGCCCTCTTGAGAACTTGGAAGGTGTGAGCGGCCACGTGGTACGAACTGTGAACCTCCGCGCGCACTTTCGACAAAATCGTTTAGCACTTCGGGTGCAATCCCCCAACGCCTCATTGCCTTAACCGTTGGGTGGTAGGCTTTGTTGACATCGGATTGTAGAACGGCTTCGCCCTCGTGGAGCATTGCGGGCACGGTGTCCTTGCCTTTCGGGTTTTTGCCTAGTTGAACGTAGTCCGTTCCCTCGTAAAAGGCATTTTGGCTCAATGCCACGGCGGAGCCTATGCCCGCTGCGATTGCTGCCAGGGTGGAAATGATTGCTATTGGGGCGGCAACACCTGTTTGCCCGGCTGCTTTTGCCACCGCAATCACCGTATTGGCAATTACCTGTGCTATCTGTGCTGCCTTTGCGCGCTGTGCCGCCTGTTCCTGTTGTTTTTGCAGTTTGTCGAGGCGGTCACGCTCCAACCGGATTTGCTCAGCTGTGAAATCTTCGCTGTTGGCGAGCGCCTCATCTAGTTTGCTCTTTTGGAAATCAACCGCCTTGTCTGCCCTTGCCTGTTGTGCGGCGAACACGCTATCGATTGCCCCGATTATGTTTTGGGCCAAATCAACGATCGAGTTGGCGATTTCCTCAATATCAGCCTTCAGCTTGTCCTTTGCTGATGGGGGAATATTTACATCGATTTCGATTGACTTGCCTTGCAGGACGGCCAACTGTGCTTGCAGTTCCGCAATGTCTGCCTTCAGCTTTGCGATACCCTCAAGGTTTTGGCCCGGCTTGGATGTTCTTTCCAGTTCTGCCAGTTCCAGGCTCTTTTGTTGTAGCGCATTGGTGGCGATACGTCGGTCGGTATCTATTGCTAGGCGTTCTCGCTCTAGCTGGTATCGCTCTTCGATTGCGGTCTTTTGTTCGGCTGTTGTGCCGGCGGCCTGCAACTCTAGGTTTTGCGCTTCCTGAATAGCGCGAAGGCGAACGGCTGCATTTTGCCGGATTGCCTGTTCCTCGATTTTCGCTTTCTCGATTTCGGCCTTTAAAAATTCGCCCTGTACGTTGGCGGTTGCAAGGAACTCTATTTCTACTTGCTTTGGGATTAGGCTTTCTTGCAGTTTTTTGGCAGCTTCGATTCGCTTTTCGAGCCGCTGTATTTCCAAAAGTATGGGCTCCAATGCGGCTTTATCGGTTGCAACAACCGAGTTGTTTACGGTTTCCCGTAACTTAGATAGTTGATTCTCGAGGTCTTGCAAAGAATCCTTTACAATCTTTGCCTTTTTTGGAACGTTGGGCAGGAACGGTTGGCGGTCTGCATCTTCGCCTTCTTTCTTGAGCGCCTTTGAAAAGTCTTCAAAACCCTCCAAAGCTTCATCGTATGCGGTACGGGCGGCAATGCTCACATTGGTGGCAAAACCTCCCGCATTTCGTATCTGAGCCTCTAGGATGCGGCTGGAAATTTCCTGCAACCTGTTTAAATCTTCTTCATCCGATAGCCTCAAGAGCCTTTTTGCTGCCAAGTACTTTTGTTCCGTTTCAAGGAACAGAATATCAATTCGGTTGCCAACAAAATCAAATGCGGCCTCTGCACCTGCGATTATCGCTTTTATGCCCGCAATCGCGGTAGCTGGCAGTGCAACAATGTCCGTAATGGTTTTCTTGGCAGCGGCCAAAATCCGGCTAAAGAATGTTTCGGCCCCTTCGGATGATAGTTTTGAGAAAACGGCGAAGTTCTTTGCGAGCCCTTCGGTGATAGCATCGCCCAAACCCTCTTTGAATCCTTCGGAGAGGTCTTTGAGTTTGTTTTGTGCCCCAACTATGCCCGTGGTCAATGCCTCTGCGGATCCTGCGAACTTCTTTGCAACCAGGTCGGTTGCGACCCCGGCTGCAAGTTGCTCTTTTGAGAGGCGTTTTACCTCTGGTATCAGTTTGGCAAGGCCTCGAACCTGACCGCTTTGCGCGGCAATGAGCAGGTCGGTAGCGCCACGTACCGATTTCCCGGTGACGGCGGCAAGCTGCACACTTGCCTCGTTCATCAACCGGATTTGTTTTTCGGTAAACCCAAGGCTGGCCAGGTAGCGGTCCAGCGCGATTATATCATCGTCATCTACCAAAGTGCGTGCCTCCAGGTCATCGGCTTGTGCAAGCAGCCTTTCCTGTACCTCTACCTGGTTGTCGAGCGCAACCAATAACGCGTTTTTCTGCTGCTGCTTTTCGGCGGACGCGGTCAGGGCTTCCCGGCCCAACCTCAATGCTTCCTGAATACCGAAAACAACGCCTATGGATGCAAGGCCGCCGCGAAGTGCGGTGGCAAAACCCCCACTTGCCTTTGCGGTTTCGGCGGCCCCCTTTGCGGCCCTTGATTCGAGCGCGGTAAGTTCCCGCATGGCCCGCGCATATTCGCGGGTGCCCTTTTCTAGTTTTTCGGTTTCTGCCCTTAGTTCCTTTCGACGGGCGTTTAGGCCCTCCGTGGTGTTTAGTTCGCGTCGCTGTAGTTCCTGTACTTCTTTTAGGCGGGCAGAATAGGCAGCCGTGCCCTTTGTCATGTTGCCAAGGGTGGCTGCCAGGATGCGGCGTTTGGCGTTTATGCCGTCGTATGTGTTTACCTCTTGATTGAGGATTGACAGAAACTTTTGCTCAGTGGCCGTAAGTTCGGCCTGTTGTTTCTCAAATGAGGCCCCAGATTCCTTTGCGGCACTGATTGAACCGCGCAACACATCAAGCCGCCTGGCCAGCTTGTCAAGTTCTGAAATCGCCCCGCCCGGGTCGAAGTCGAACTGATACCGTTCCTGAATGAGTGTTTCTGCCATAACCCAAAGGTACTATTATTGCCCGTTTTTTTTGCGCAAAAGCCCTGCCAAAAACAAAAACGCCCGTCCAGCCTTACGCTAAACGGACGCTAAACGATGTACAATTATGAAACTTGGCAG